CTACATTTCGTGAAGGTTGGACACCTGTTCGTAGAGAAGATCATCCAGACCTTCATGTTGTGTCTGATATCGACTCACGGTTTCAAGACAATATTGAGGTTGGTGGATTACTGCTTTGTCAGAACTCTACCGAAAATGTGGAAGCTAGACGTGAAGCACAACTGCATCAGGCATCAAACCAGATGGCAGCGGTGGACAACAGCTACTTACGCAACTCAGACCCACGTATGCCCGTTCTGACCCCAGATCGGACTACAAAAACTTCGTTTGGTAAGTAACCCTAATAGGGGAGCTTGCTGATACTTTAAATTTAAAGGAGTATGAGAGATGGCTTTAACGGCTGCTCCCTATGGCTTACGGCCCATTCGCAGAATGGACGGAATGCCGTATGCTGGTTCAACAAACCAGTATCTCATCGACCCTGCTGGTGAGGCAACTAACCTATTTTATGGGCAAGTTGTTATCATTGGGGCCGATGGGTACATTGCCCTGTCTACAGCGACAGGCGCAGACATAACTACAAACAACCTTGGTGGTAATGGCGTTGGTGCTATTGGCGTTTTTGTTGGATGTGAGTATGTTAATTCTTCTGGACAACTTGTTCAGGATCAATTCTACCCGACAGGAACATCTAACGGCGATGCTATAAAAGCATATGTCATTGATGATCCAAACGTCTTGTTCCAAGCTCAGTTAGATGCTGCTGGAGCGCAGACAATCATTGGCGCGAATACTTTCTTCGCAGCGGTACAGTCTACAGCCACTGGTTCTACAACCACTGGTAATTCTACCTCTGCTTTGGATGCGACAGTTAAAGCTGCCGCCGCCGCATTTCGCGTTGTTTCTCACGTTTCACCTGCTAGTGACGCTTTCCCAGATGTATTGGTTAAATTCAATCCATCAGCGCACAGCTTGATGAACAATGTTGGCTTATAAGGAGGTTGACGAATGGCTATTTCACGCGCCCAGCTTCTTAAAGAGCTATTACCGGGTCTGAACGCACTGTTTGGCTTGGAGTACGGCAAGTATGAAAACGAACACGCAGACATCTATGAGACTGAAACCTCAGAAAGAAGTTTTGAGGAAGAAGTAAAACTATCTGGTTTTGGAGCAGCACCCGTGAAAGCGGAAGGTGCTTCTATCTCATACGACAATGCACAAGAGTCGTTTACTGCTCGCTACAATCACGAAACTGTCGCTATGGGTTTCTCTATCACTGAAGAAGCGATGGAAGATAATCTATATGACTCTTTGTCTGCACGTTATACTAAGGCTCTTGCCCGTGGTATGGCTTATACAAAGCAAGTCAAGGCTGCTTCATTGTTGAACACAGGCTTCACCACCTTTAACTCAGGTGATGGTGCTACATTGTTCTCTTTAACCCACGGCACCGTAGCTGGTGGTAACAATGCAAACAGGCCAGCAGCGAATGCTGACTTGAACGAAACCTCGCTTGAGCAAGCGGTTATTGACATTGCTGCGTTCACTGATGAACGTGACTTGTTAATTGCTGCGCGTCCACGTAAGTTAATCGTTCCACCTGCATTGATGTTCGTAGCAACTCGTTTGCTTCAGACTGATCTGCGCGTAGGCACAGCAGATAATGATATCAACGCACTTAACACCAATGGTTCTATACCAGAAGGTTATGTCGTTAATCACTATCTCACAGATGCAGACGCATTCTTCCTAACCACAGATGTACCAAATGGCATGAAGCACTTTGTGCGTACTGCTATGCAGACAGGTATGGACGGTGACTTCGATACAGGTAACGTGCGCTACAAAGCGCGTGAGCGTTATTCTTTTGGTGTATCCGACCCATTGGGAATGTATGCTTCACCGGGTGTATAAGTTTAATTGAACTTTTTAGAGGGGGCTGCTTCGGCGGCCCCTTTCTTTTTTAAAAAACATGTGTATACTTTTGTTATTCCCTGACAGTTGCATGATGCGGCTGACTTAACCCAGACAGGAGAAAATCATGGGTACTACAACTTTTTCAGGCCCAGTTCGCGTAGGACAGGCTCAAAAAACAACTAATCCACAAGTCGCTGGCGCGGTTAGGCTTGTTGCTCAAGGGTATATTTCAGACCCTACTGTGGCAACTACAACAAATATTCGGCGCGGAGCACTTGCTACTGGCCCTAGTTCATTGCCTCTTATTCTACCTGCCAACGCTATCATCACGCGAGTTGAAGGTATTGCGGCCGCGACAGGCGGCACAAACCCTACATTCGATTTAGGTTGGATTGAGGTAGTAGACACCGCGCCTGCTTCTGATACAGACGGCATCCTTGACAATGCTGACGCTGATGTAGGCAACTTTGAAATCTCGTTTACAGATGCCACTTCTGGCAATGATCTGGGCTTTGTTATGAGTACCGCTTACCCTGTGAGAATAACAGGTGGTGTTGGTGCGTCAGCCGCAACGGGCGGTAATATTGAGTTGCGTATTTTCTATCATGTGTATGATCTGACATTCGGAACAGATGGCAGTGGCTCGTAAGTAGGACAACTGAAAGGAGGGTTCTGATATGGGTGTATCTCACATTCAAGCCACGACAGTGGTGGATGCACAGGCTGCTTCCACTACATATGTTGCGGCAGCGGCTAGGCCAGATACAGCATTTACCATTGCGAATGCCAGCTTCACCGCAGGTCATGCGCGACTATTAACGGTTACAACTGCTGGCACAAGCGACAACGGGAAGACGGTAACCATAGTGGGTACTGATCTAAACAACGGTGCCTTGACAGAGGTTATAGCTTCTACTGGTAGTGCTGAAACAGTTACAGGTACAAAATATTTTAAAACAATTACTTCTGCCACTTGTAGCACTCAGTATGCAGGTAATGTGTCTGTTGGTATGGCTGCTCAAGCAACTGCATCCATAACAATCAATAGGGCAACACTAAAAGCGTTCTCCACTATTTCAAACAGTGCAGCGCATCAGGTTGACTTTATTGATGGCACGACTGCTGAATCTGGATCGGTTGTATTTAGAACCAAGACAAGTGGTGTAAATAATGCGTCTGATGATGTTTATATTCCTGATGAAGGTGTTCTTTTCGCCAGTGGCCTTGTTATCAAGTATCGTATTGATGGCTCCCATATGGTCACAGCTTTCCACGGATAAGTCGAGGCTGTAAGATATGGCTGAAAAGAAAAAAGGAACCATGAAAGGCCACACCATTAAAGGTGGTCATAAACGTCCTACTAAATCTGGGGCAGGTATGACTAAGAAGGGTGTGGCTAAATATAGGAAAGATAACCCCGGTTCCAAGTTAAAGACTGCCGTAACAGGCACACCTAAAAAAGGCAGTAAGGATGCAAAGAGGCGCAAGTCTTACTGCGCCCGATCTGCTGGTCAGATGAAACAGTTCCCAAAAGCTGCTAAAGACCCTAACTCTAGATTGCGACAGGCTCGTAAGAGGTGGAAATGTTAAGTAATAAAATAGTTTTGGCAGCAGTAGCTGCACTCATGGCTTTAGTCGGTGCTGTCACTTATAGTTGGGCAAGTTGGACAACTGAAACTCTTATAGCTGTTGATAAGAGAACTGAAGTAATTGAAGCTCAATTAGAATTTATAAAGACAGAGATGGAGAGGTTGTATGCATCCAGATAGCACTGGCGATGACGCTAGAGACCTTGATCTAATTCGTATGGGTAAGGGTGGCAAGGCAAAGAAGAAAAAGTCTAAAAGTCGTGTAAATGAGTCAGGGAACTATACAAAACCGGGGTTACGCAAGCGTATATTCAATAGAATAAAAGCAGGGAACAAAGGTGGCTCATCAGGCCAGTGGTCAGCTAGGAAGGCCCAAATGATGGCGAAGGCATATAAGAAAGCAGGGGGAGGTTATAAAAGCTAATGGCACTTACCAGTCAAAATAAAAGAAAAGTAAAGAAGGTTGTAAAGGGTTTGAATAAGGCTTCAAAGCTTCATGCCAGTCAGGCTAAAACTTTAAAAGGCATAGTAAGAAATGGCTCTAAAAAAACCCCAAAAAAGTCTTAAAGCTTGGGGAAAGCAGAAGTGGCGCACTAAGAGTGGAAAGCCTTCTACTCAAGGGAAGAATGCTACGGGTGAACGATATTTGCCTTCTTCGGCTATAAAGTCCCTTAGTG